TCCCATTGATTGATGAATGTGCGCCATTTCTGGCGCATCAATGTTGGACCCCGGCCCTCCCGCTCAAGGAGGATATGCTTCGGCGTCCCAGGCTCCTTGAGGCGCGTTACAACCTCATCCTGATATTCGGCCCATAACCGGCGAATCAACTCCTCCTGACGCGCCTCTGAGGGTTTTATGGGGTCTTCGCGATAGAGGCCGACAATGTCGCGGCATACCATCCGCATCATCTTATCTTCACGGCCGTCAACGATCTCGCCGAGCGCCGTTTCCGCATAAACCGGCGTTGGCGTTTTGATTCGGTTAAGCGCCTGCTGCGAGAGCGGTATGCCTTCTTGAACCGCAAAGCCGTTTCTATTGAAGATCCGATCGATCTCTTCGCAGAGCTCTACGGGCGCCGTGAGGATCTCGACATCTGCCGGGCTTAATTCATCTTCCCAGCGATAGGGATGGCCTGATTCGTGCGAAGATGGCGGAACCATTGCAAAGCCGCCCTCGCCGCGGATATCGACGCCGAGCTCTGGATTTTTTGCTGTTGGGGCAATCCAACCAGTTGGCGCGCGAAACAGAAGTTGCCTTCCGCCTCCGCCCGTTACTTGAGTTGGTGTTTGAAAGGGATGCCCTTTATTTATTTCTGCGAGAACGCCTTCATACCAAATGCGCGCAGCATCTTTTTTATGGCTGTCTAGATCCAGACTAAAGCAGCCATAAGAACACATCCCAGTAAGAATGCCGAGAGAATTGCGGCTCTTAAAAGATCCATTAGGACCATACCATTTTTCGAACTCATCATCTGTCATTTTCTCCTGAGTTAAATGTTTCCAGCGTGGCAGGGCTGGCGTTTTCCATTGATCTTTTTCGCCGGGCATATGCGCAGGAACAACTTGCAACCCTGCTGCGCGATACATGCGCGCCCAATCAGAAATCGCCGCATATTCTTCATCAAAATCGATATATTGAGACATGGTTTTTCCTGATGCTTAGAGTCTACCAGAGTCCGCCAAGCTCCATCAGGGTGTGCCATAGCTTGCCAAATAATCTTTTGCAGGATATATTCTGGCTACTTCCTGATGCTTGGTTTCAAACTCTGAGGACGGCGTAGTTAGAGCTACGCCGTCTTTTTTATTGCTTCCAATTCTTCGATCTTTTTATTTAGCTGCTGAATTTTAGACTGCTGATATTTCAAAAAGCACAGCGCAATGGCGCATGTTCGCGCTGCATCCATGCGGCCAACATCCTTTAAACTTATCATTAATTCAGTCAGCGTTGGATAAGCGGCTGTTTCAGTAGCAGGATTTTCTGTTCTATGTCCGTCGCGTAGTTGCTGCACAAGGTCTGTATAATCGATCATAATTGTTTGCTCCCGTATAAAGCGATTAAGGCTGCTTCCGCGCGGCCGTCATCTTTCTTCCTGTTAAAATGTCCTCCATCAGGCCATGTCATGATTGCTTTCCGTCTCGATTTTTCTTTATCTGCATCAAGCGCAAAAAATGATTTCCATTTTCTTGGACTCACCAGAACAGTCGGAACTCCACACGCTGCAACCACGCCTCGAACGCAGCCATATGCTTGTCCAAAGTTGAAGGAGCTTGTGACGCCTTGTCTAGGCATGGCGCTGACGGATTCGATATAACAAATCGTCGGCTTATAATGGCGAATAAATTCTGCAAGCTGCGGCGCATTGATTTCTTTCCCTATTGATGGAGCATCATAAACAGAAATTTTTAAGGGATATTCAGGGAAATAAAACGCCACAGCGCCACTAACGCCGGGATCTATTCCCATAACGCATTCATGCATAACTGAACCTCACAAATAATCAGGATCGACAAAGCAGCCTTTAAATTGATGTGTGCCGGTATGGCCCAATTCGACCCAAGGCGCGCACCAAATTTTCATGCCGTGCTCTCTTACTTTCTGGCAAAAATAATAATCTTCAGAAAGCAGCAAGTCGTTTTTTGGATCAACCTGAACATCAAAATAATTTATGTGATATTCTTTATCTTCTTCCGCCCAACTATTTCTATATTTTCCCAAATGCGGTTCTAACTTTTCAAAAACTTCTCTTTTGATCAACATGCATCCAGTGCCGCCATGCTCAACTTCAAAAACTTTATCCATGCTAATTTCTCCTTCAAGATGTTTCCCATCGACGAAGTCAACAACATATTCATTTGCGTGAAGAGCGAGATTTTGTTTTCCTCTCAGGGCAGCGTCCCGCACAAGATCCCATCTGATTCTCTTTTTGGGATATGCGCCAATAACGACATCTTTATCTGCCTCAAGCATTTTTACATAATCAGGCACGTTAAAACTAATATCAGCATCAACAAAAAACAAATGTGTTGCGCCAGGTATCGTTAAAAAATCGTAAACAAGTTTATTGCGACCGCGCTGAATAAGAGCCTCATTAAAAATATAAAGCGTATGCCACTTGTTCCCGGCCCGCTCATTGTATGACGCCCATTGTTGACAAGATAGCGCATAGGTGACGTAGCATTGACCCCCATATGCTGGCGTAGCGAGGACGACAAAGGGCTTTTTCTTTTTCATATCAATCTCCATATCAATTGACGTCGGTATCTTCCCCATATGGCTGAGCGCAGCTGGGGGGAGCGACCCTCGCTTGAGACGGAAATTTTGTCAATGTGATTTTATTAGACTTGACGGGAAAGTTTGTTTGGTTATGTTCTAGCCAGATCGAAATCGGAGTTGATGTGAAAAACGACCCTTTCTCAATGCATGGCATTGAGCATTTATCTTCTTCTTCTTGCAATATGTTTGAGGCTTCACCGGCCGCCTTTCTGCTTTCTTACGTTATGAAAAAGAAGGGACAGGTAGGGGCTGCCGCCCACCGAGGAACATCTGTTGAGCTCGGCATAGTGCATGGCTTAACCACTGGCGCCAGCAAGGATGATTGCGTCAATGTCGCAGAAAAAGAGTTCTGGAGGCTTAACGCCTTATCTGGTGATCCCAGATCGGAGAAAGAAAAACTCGCTGTTAGCGATATGGTTAAAATTGGTCTGGCCGAATTATTACCGTATGGCAAACCATCATCGACACAAGGTAAAATTGAATATCGTAATGACAACCTTGCGGTGCCGATCATTGGGTATTACGATTTTCTATGGGAAAAAAGTCAGATTCTTATCGATTTGAAGACAACTCATGCGTTACCAAGCAAAATCTCGAATAAACATGCGCGTCAAGTTGCCCTTTACTGTGCAGCGACGGGTGGGAATATTGATGGCAGGCTGACCTATGTTACGCCAAAAAAATGCGCGACGTATCGTCTTGAGAATATTGCAGAGCATGTCAAAGCAGTTGAGAGAATTGCCTTAACGATACAAAAATTCTTATCTTTATCAGCAGATCCGGATGAGCTTGCTTCTTTTGTCGTTCCTGACACAAGTTCTTTTTACTTCAATGATGAAGATACCCGACAACTTGCTTTTGAAATATGGGGGATATGATGGACGAAATACAAAGATTCAACTCATTTGGTTTTATTGTAGCAATAGGCAATGGCAATAAAGGTTTGCGTGCAATAAAAGCTAATAAAATAGAGTTTTTTGAGAACTTTCTATACGAAGATGAAGATGGTGAAACATATCAAGGATGCAGATTTTATGTTGGCGGAAACGCCATAGAATCCACGCTTCCTCTGATTGGTCTTTTTGAGCAGTTAAGCGAAATGGACCCAACTCTTCGATGATACAACGGAATTGCCCATAGAGGGCGAAGGCAAGTAACGAGCCAGATCGTTACATAATGGAGAATGGTATGAGTGGTTTATCTTTTTTTGATGACATCGGCGGATCATCGGCTGGTGGTTCTAAATTTTTGCCAATCGTAAAATATGACGCGCGGTCAGGCCGCATGTCTAGAGTGGATCGAGACAATGGCGAAAACAGTAGCATCGATATCACAAGGTCTTTTAAGGCCATTTTTGATTTCGAGAATATGGAAGGTGGCTATATTCGGTTTGTTGCTGGCGTTGCTCCTGATTTCAGACTGTCGCGCCTTATCGATAATACTCCCGTCGCAAACCCGGGTGACGGATACAAAAAAGGGGTGCGGCTTATTGTTAAACTCTCAAAGGACTGCGGAGGAGATGTCCGGGAGATTGCCAGTAACGCGAAAGCATTCGTTAAATCGATCAAAAAACTGTATGGGGAATATTTAGAGGCTTCCTCTAAACATGCTGGTAAATTGCCGGTAATTACCATGACAGATAGCTATCCTGAGACTTCTGGTGAGGGGGCCACGAAGAGCACGAACTACGTTCCGATATTTGAGATCACCAGTTGGGTAAGTCGTCCTGATGATCTTGTTTATTCGGCGCGTAGTTCGTCTTCGCCAACCGAATCATTTACGGTTAGCGCAAGCGCGCCATCGACAGGATCGACGCGGGTATCTGCGCCGAGCGCCGATGATTTTGGTTAATATGAATTAGATGGTCTGACCTCAAGGGCCGTCTAATGGAAGGGTGTGGTGTGTCCCGCAAAGCAGCGCCACACCCTATTCACATAAGGAACGGACATGCGTTTTTTGGTTACGATGAATATGCCGAGCTATTCGGGACATCTGGTTCATCAGATGCAAGTTGAGCATGAGGAATCAAAAAGCCTTGAGGATTTTGTGAGCGCACTCAATACAAATGATTATGTTGTTGTTGAGGAGTTTTACAAAGACAGGGTTGATGCCGAATATTACAGTCGCGGGAAAGTTGCTCTTAATCATCGATATGTTGGTAA